TAACAACGTTGCTGTTTGGTAACATGTTGAATGCGTTTTTGGTTAGGTTAGCTTGGAAGTATATTATGAAAGATACGAATTTAGCTGATATGTATGCATATGAAAAGCATGTGTGTGCTTTTTTCTATAGTGATGATAATATAGTGGCGGTTAGTCCCATAGTTAGTGATATGTTCAATTATGAGAGTGTTGCGAGGTTCTTTAGTACGATTGGAATTACTTATACTCCTGCTAGTAAGGAGGGTGATTCCCCGCCGTTGAAAGATGTTGTAGATTTGGAATTTTTGAAGTTGTCTACGAGGCGTGTGAGGGATTTCCCTCTGGTTGATTATGTTGGAGTGCCGAAGAGGGAGAATGTGTTGCCATCGTTGAAATGGGTGCGGAAGAGTCTTCCTGGGCCTGTTGCGTTGGTGACGAATGTGAATGATGTGTTGCGTAGATGTGTTGGATGGCCATATGGATCGTTCATGAGTTTTCGTGGTGAAATTACTCGTGAATTGGTTGATGCTGGTGTGCGCTTAAATGTTTACACTTATGAGAAGTGCAAGCAGTATTGGGGCGTTGAACAGGAAGCATATGTTGATATGGTGTGTGATGAGTTCCCAGAGGAGATTAAGTATGCTGAGTGTTTTCAATCGGATGAAGAGTTTTATCGATTGACAGCACCGAGGAGTATGCTTTTGGTTGCGCATATGATGAGTGGTGATGGTGATATGGGTTCGACCGGTGATAAGGTCCAATCAGTTGTTGTGTCAGCAGACGCAACTCCAACTAGTAAACCAGAAGGTGGTTATATGGTCTCTGGTATGAACTCTGTGCGAGAGTTATGCAAGAGATGGAGTCCGTTGGAGTTGGGTTGGTCTGGAGGTATTCAGAAGATATATACAGGTGAATTTTTATCAGGGCGTATGATCTCGAGTTCAGAGGGCATTCGACCAGGGCATTCATATTGGTGGTCGCGTTTATATTCATTTTATAATGGAGACGTGAGAATCAATGTGGTTCATGGGCGAACTGTTCGTATTATGTATGATAATGCAGGCTTGGATGTGGAAGCTGATAATGCGCCATATTTACCATATGAGTATATTCACCCCGAAGGTGTTGTTGGGATGAGTAACAATGGTTATGGTAGCGGTGGGAAGTTGAATGCTTTCCAGTTGCCATGTGTGACGCAGTATAGGATGTTGTGTGTACCGCGGGGTGATGCATCTTTGGATAGATGCAGTGCTGGGCGTGTTAGTATAGATGTTGGTGATGGCGGAGGTATAGATAATATGATTAGTATAGCTGCTGGAGATAATATGTGTTTTATGTGGTTGAGAGAAGTGCCAACTTTGTTGGTGTTGCCAACGTTTCCGTTGGTGTTGGATGCACATATGGAGACTGTGGTTTTCACGGAGGCGGAAGGGCAAGTTGTTGAAGCGGGTGGAAGACCTGAGCGTATGAGTGGTGAGACTGATATTGCTGAGAGGCCTTTGAGCTTTGATGATTTTGCGAAGAGGCCGCAGTTGGTGTTTTCTACTGAGTGGACAACGTCACAAGCGATTGGTACAGAATTGCATGTGGGTGTTGTGCCTTATAGTTATTTGGGTAATGTGAATACTATAGGGTTCGATCAGTTCAATTATTTTCGTGGTGATTGTGAGATTTTGATTAAATTGCAGTCGCAACCGTTTCAGCAGGGCAAGTTGATGTGTATATTTGTTCCGTGTGCGACGATTGCGGAGGTGGATGCTTACATTTCTGGCAATAGGCCTTCACAGTGCGTGGGGTTTAATGTTGGTGTGTTTGCGGGAGGTGCGAGAGATGTCAAGATTCGCATACCGTTTGTATCACCCAAGAGTAACCTCAATATTAGGCGTGATGAGGTGGACACTTCAGCCTTTCCGGCTGGATGGGGGGTCTTTAAGATCCTTGTGTTCAATGAATTACGTGTTGGTATTGATGCTACTCAACAAACGGCAAATTTTTCGGTGTTTGCTAGCTTTCCTGATCCTGAGTTCAGTGTTATACGAACACGTGGGCCCGCGAGGAGACAGAGAGTTCAGCAAGAGGAGAAATTTGAGGTGGTGGAGCCCGTCAAACGAGGGCAAAGACGTTTGGACGCGCATATGGGTGCATATGCGTCGGTTATTGCCACGGCTGGCAATGTGGCGAGTTCAGTTATGGATGGAATTGATTTCGCCAAGCGCACCCAAGCTAAATTTGGTGGTAAGGACAGAGACTATCCAAATGTTGGCACGAATGGACCAGCCTTGTTGGAGCAAGGTGGTTTGGATATGGCTGCAATCAAACAAGTATCGGTGTGTAGGGTGCTTGGTTTGACGGGACATGATGGGAATGATCCTACCGGGGCTTTGGTGGAAAGCTTTGATGCAGAGATGAGTGTGAATCATCTCTGTGGTAGGCCAGTCATTTTGCATAGTTTCGAGTTTAGTGCAACTGACGTGTCAGGAACGATAAAGTATGATGAGTATATGACAGTGGCGCCTGGGAGGCTGGCTGCTGCCATAAACGATACGTATACTCCAACGCTATTGGAGTATACAGCTTTACCGTTTAGGTTCTGGCGAGGGGACCTGGTGTTGCGTGTTGAGGTGATTGGAACTGTGTTTCATTCAGGGCGATTAGCAGTGGTCACGAAGTATGGGGAACTTTCCTCAACAACCTCGATCGATGAGGCGTTTTCACAGTATGCTCATATAATCGATGTGGCATCTCCCACCAACGTGTGGGATTTTGTGCTGCCTTATAAGAGCGACCGTGAAATGTTGAGAGTTCCCCATGGTGATGACCATGCTGATCTCCTTGAATATGTTATGGGTACGGTGGTCATTATTGTACTAAATCCGCTTCAGTACGCCACGACGGTGTCTGATAGTGTGGCCGTGAATGTGTACCTCTCAGGGAGGAATATGTCATTCAAGGTCGCTGGTGGGGGTGTGCAAGAAGTTGTTCCACTTGATCCATATGTGAGTTTCAAGAAGGCGCGTCCTAAACGCGCAGAAAAAGTTTAGGTCCTGGTGTGGGGATGGCACACATAATAGATAATATATATAGCGTAGTATTAGTTGCAGGCCAGTCACTCTCTTATATAAAGAGAATCAAGGCTGTTTGGTGAACGCTTGGCGAAAGCTGCGGGAGTTGAACAATGCGAACCGAAAATGTAT